AAATGTACAATTATGAAAACTAACAGTAGATAGTATTGTTTCTGATTGAAAAATAATATTTTCAAGTTCACAGTTATAAAAATTACAATTACTTATATAGCTATTAGTAAAAGTACCATCTATTATTTTGATACTATCAATATTGTTTCTATTTTGAATATTTTCATCTGATGATTCGAAATTTTTTAATTCATTATTTTCAATTTCTTTATCAAATACTGTTTCTGCACCACCTTTCATAGGCATATCACATGTATCTAACCAATTAATTAATTGGGTTTGAGTCATATTGGTTGTGCTTCCACCTTTATGTACAATTTTAGGTTGATACATAACATTACAATAACCACGACAAGCATAAATATTAATTTGAATATTATTTTTATTTATTTTATTTTTAGCAGCATGCTCATTTATAGTATTAAACAAGAGTTCAAATGTAAAAGGTTCTTCCAATAACCCAAAATCATTTATATCATTCCAATCTAATATTTGTTCTTGACTATTACAATAATAAAGACCTATAGTATTTTTTAACAATTCATCATCATCATGATTTGTTGAAAATACCATAGGTGTAATATTAATTTTATGCATTTCTTCAGATATAACTTCTTCTACATTTTCTATATTTTTAAAGCATATATTTCCAGGTAAATTTTCATATACAGTATCATTATTAAATGAACATGTAGGAAATCCTAAAAGTTCTCCTTCATTAGCAAAAAAATTTAGTTTTTGAAAAGGAAAATCTATTTCTTTGAGATTAAAATCATTATTTTTTATAATGTTTTGAAAGTTGTTTTTAGTTATACCATGTGCAATAAGTGTATATGATTGTATATTATTGGCTAATATAGTTGTATTTGTCTCATCATCTTCTTTAAACGATTTCAAACTATTATTTGTATACATCATAAATAATTTATCATTATCTGGATGTGGTACACTATTTTGAAGATTAACAAATCCAGCTTTTTGATAACAAAATTTAGCTCCATCATTATTATTTAAAACATCTAATATAAATGGATTATTATTACATGGGTTTTTAGTAATTAAATTAATCATAATACTACAAATATTTGTATAATTAGTATATTCTATATTTTTACAAACATTCCAAATATAATTAATTGGAGTATTGTTGTTGGTTTCTTCATCAAAAAACGAATAATTATTAACTTTAATATTATGTTCAACCGTAATAAATCCTAACATTTGATTATTATTAAAAATACTTTCACTTGATAATAGTATATAATTTGTATAATTATTATTAGATAACATAAGATCGATAGTATTTTCATTTAAACCAAAACAATTACTAAGTGACTTAAAAATTTCATTAAAAAAGTTTTTAGAAAATAATTTAGTGTGGTCATAATTATGATTTAAATGAGTATTAAAATACTTAGTAATATTATTATTTTCAGAAGGTGTAATTATTGTATTATTAATATTAATATAATCAATTTTAACTAAAAAATAAAAAATATTTCTCTTGCTATCTAAATAAACATATCCTGGAATAGAACTGTTAGTCATGTATTATATTATATAATCAGAGAAAAACTTAAATATTTATTAATCATATATATAAATGATACCTAAAACCATAGTTCAAACTTCTCGTGGAAAACCACAAGAATATATTGTAAAATTAATAAAAGAAAAATCTGAAGGATGGAACTATAAACATTATGATGATAGTGAAGTAATACAATTTTTTCGAGAACATCCATTAGAAGAATTTCCAAATGTAATTCAAAAATTTTTTACATTTAATTATGGAGAACATAGAGCTGATTTATTTCGATATTATTATTTATATGTAAAAGGTGGGGTATATTTTGATACAGATGCTATGATAGAAGACAATATTGATAATATTGTTAAAGATTATGATTATTTATCAGTAAATTCAACTTATTTTCCTGGAACTATATTCCAAGGATTTATTGGATGTAGACCAGAACATCCAATAATATATCAAGGTTTAAAAGATATATACGATATTGATATTGTTATTTTGAGAACAGAGTTTCATAAGATATGTCGTAATATGTATTTGTTTGTTACCGCATATGAAGGAGATGATAAAATAAAGTTATACGAAGAAATTTATGGAGATGAGGTTACTGCATCGGTGGTAGATAAAGAAAACAATAATAAATTAGTTCTCAATCATTATCATATTAAAAAAATAATACCGCATAAATAATAATATAATTAAAAATTTTATATTATAATTTTAGAGTTATGTTTGCATAAATGTTACTTTTAGTCTTAACATTAAAAACATCAATCGTATTTATTTTGGAAATACCTTGATTATAAATTTTAATAGTTTGATTTTCTTGTAATTTTAATTGATTTTTATCAAAAGAAAATTTAAATTTATCTATATGAAAATTAATTACAGTTTGCTCCCAAATATGATTAATATGATAAGTAAGGCTAATTGTGATATTATTATTATTATCAATTACTACATTATTTGGTAATACAGGAATGCATTTTATAGTAAATTCGTGTTCGCCAGTATCATATATTAATTCATGATGCCATAAAGGGATAATATATGTTTTATTTTCATATAGAAGTTTATATAAATTATTTTCAAATAGGTCATTTATAGTAGGGTTTAAAATAATAGTTTCTTGATTAAGTTGTTTATTTTTAATGATCAAAGAAATTTCTTTGATAAGGTGATCATTAATATGTAAAGAATCTTTATAATTATTAATAATATTATATAATTGATTTAAAATATTTACATCCAAATTATTAAGAGTATTTAAAGCATGTTTTTCACAATTTGATATAATTTTTTCAAAAATATAAAAAATTAAAGTAGAATGTTCTTGTTCAGGGAACATATTCTTTAAAAAGGTTTGTAAAATATGATAATAATTATGCCCTTTTTCATTATCAATATAATTATAATGTTGTAATAAATACTCATAACTTTCTTGTATTGTAATAAATTGTTCAGCCGCATCATCTGAATTATTTTTATCAGGGTGATACTTTAAAGCTAATATACGATATTTTTTTTTTATAAGTTCGGAATTTATAGTTTCATTTGTGTTAATATTTAAATTTATACATGCATTTTCATAATTCATATTTATTAAGTTTACTTATTATATAAAATATAATACTCTCTAAATGGTATATAGGTCTATAATTATTATTAAAAAATTTAAAAAATGTGTAAGACTTAATTAATATATCAGTACTATTGTTTTTATTTAATTTTTTATTTTGTATTAATGAATAAATAATATACCACATACATTCGGATATATCTAAATTGTACGTTAACATATCATACAATAGGTCACGTAATGTAACACAATTGATATTTTTATTATTAGAACATTCAGATATAATTTTATCACATACAATTGTAAAATTATCATCTGGAATATTAGTAATCATATTTTTATTTAATTCTAACAAACTAAAATACTGTAATTCTTTCATATTTATTATATCATTTGTATTAATTGTATTAAAAAAGTTTTGTTTGGTATTGATATATTTATTGTCTAATTGTGGTAGGGTTGACTTATTAATAAATTTATGTTCTTTATTGGAATTATGTAGTAAAGTTTGATATATTTTTTTAGTAGGACGTTTAATATTTAAAATATGAGAACATTTAATTATGTTGTCTGGTATAAAACTAAGTTGTTCAGTAATTAGAATAAATTTAATATGTATATTAGATAAATTATGATTATAATGTTGGATATAACTATAAAATATTTCTAATAATTCAGAATGAATTGTATGGAAATTTTTACACACAATTATTCCACAACGACAAGTGGGATGAACAGAAATAATATCAATAATTTGAAAAAATAATTCATGCCATAAATTTTTTGAATTACATCCCAATAAAGACATATCTATTTCGTAATGTATATCGCTAATCTTATATTTATATTTATTCTTGTCTGTCTGTATAATCATTTTTTTATCATATTTTAAGTTGGTAGGACTGTATTTTTTAATAATTTGTAAGCTTTGACTATATTTACCCGTACCAGGTGGTCCATAAATAATTAAATTTTGAAAATTATATATATTTTTTGGAAAAGAGTTGATAATAGGTTGTATATCATTGTGAATATTAAAATTAGAAACAGAATTTATATATTCGTCGAAAGTAGTCTCATAATATTTCATTTATATCTATATAGAAGTGATAATTAGTTTTTATACGAATTTATATTATTATTAATGTAATATAAATTTAATAAGCAATGATTTTTTTAGGTGTTAACATTATATCATATGCAGGATTAATTTGAAAAAAAGATATTATATATATTGAAGTACTGCATACTAAAGAAAATAATGGAATGAACCTATCTGGATTGAAATCTAAAAATATATCAGAGAAACTTGTATTATTAATTATTTTTTCATTGTTATAAATAGTAAGCATTAAAACAACTCCAATTATAAGTGATATAATCATATAATATTTAAAATTATTTAGTTTTTGTTTTTGATTAATAGGTAATATAAATGGAGCACCTTGTATATTTGCAAATTTTTGTTGTAAATGTAATATTGCAATGTTAATAAATAATAATGATACAAAATGTATAATTAATCCAACTATAACAGATAATAAATTGAAATTCATTAGTGAATTAGCATTTGTTAACTTAGGAAATATTTGACCAGATAAAAATAATAAAAAGGAAGTATTAATTATGAATAAAAGACTTAATCCAATAATTTCAGTACTATTTTTATATGAAAAGTAAAATGATACTAAATATAAGATAAAAAAGGCAATGAAATTTAAAAAACTTTTAACATCAGAATCCATAGTTATATAATTGTAAGATTATAAAGTTAATTGTATTTTATATGTGATATTTAACCAATCTATTAACATAGTTTTATCACAAGATAAATAACCATCTTTAAATTTTTTAATATTATAAAATTCTGGTTTTTTCATAGAAGATGTTTTATAAAATAAATAAGGACCAAATTTCCCTTTACGAACACTAATATCGTCATTTATAATTCTTAAAATACCTTTATCATTGGAATTTTTTTTTCTATTATTTAGAAATTGAATAATAATATCATATGTGATATCTTTGATAGGTATTTTTATAGTTTTTAAACTTTCTTTATTATCTCCCCATTGAACATAATCACCATATCTTCCTGTTTTTATAAATATTTTTTCATTTTCATAGGTTCCTAAAGAGTCTTCTTTATCAGTATTTATTAGTTCATTTAGTTTATATTCATTCTTCTTTAATTTATCTAAATTTATTTCAGTACCAGGAATTAGTGGTATATATTCAGTAGCACCATCATTTTTAATATGTTTAATAGTTGGTCCATAACATTCAAATACAATATCATAATTCGGTTCAATTTCGAATGATAATTTTTTTAATTTTGTTAGTCCTTTGGATAATGTTTTTATTTGGTCATAACAGTTATTACAAATGCTAGACCAATTATCTTCTTCGCCTCCTGATATTTTGTCTAAAATTGTTTCCATATTTTCTGTGTATTCATATGAAAATAATTCTTGAAAATATTTTGTTAAAAAGTCAATGGATAGTATACCAATTGGTTGAATTATTAATTTATTTTTTTCATTACCAAACGTTTTTTCAGCTTCATTTTTTTTAATAATATTATTTTGTAAAGTGTATTCAGTACAATTTATTTTAATACCTTCTAAATCTTGTTTTTTTACATAATTACGCTCTTGAATAGTATCGACAATACTAGCAAATGTAGATGGACGACCAATCCCCATATTTTCAAGTTTTTTAATCAAACTGGATTCTGTATAGTAAGTATGTTTATTATGATAAGATACAAAACTATCTATTTTAATGTAATCTATTTTAGTTAATGAACGTAGATATAATAATAAAGAATTGTTATTATTCTGGACTGTATTACAATGTTTATTTTCACTTATTATTTTCCAACCATAGAATATTGGATTTTCAATAGTATGACTATAATGAAATTTTGATGGTGCAGTAAGTTTCAATTGTATATTTTGGTATTTAGCACTCGCCATACAACTTTCAACAGTATTTTTCCATATAAATTTATATAGGGTTGATAAACGAGAATTATCAGATGTTATATTTTTGACTTCTATTTGTGTTACACGAATAGCTTCGTGTGGATTAGAGTTATCATTATTAGTAATTAATTCATTGTTCCCTATAAATTGTTCATTATAATTTTTTTGAATATATTTATTCATATTATCAACAAATACCTTTGAATATTTATTACTTTCTGTACGCATATAAGTAATATAACCATTTTGATATAATTGTTGACATAAACTCATAGTTTCTTTTGGAGAGTAATGTAAGATATTACTAGCATTTTGTAATAAAGATGACGTATGATATGGTTTTGGAGCTTTTTTTTCTGTATCTTTTGGTTTATTAATCAGTAATTCATGATTAAATGTTTTAGATATTTCTAAAAAAGATTGTATATTATCAATGTTATCAAATTCATGTGTTAAATCAAAGAGTAATTGTTTATTTGTAAATATACCTTTTATTTTATGAGTAAATGAAATATTAGTATCTTTATTTTGTTCATTTTCGTAAACTAATCTTAATGCTGGGGTTTGACATCTTCCTGCTGATAATGAATTGTCTTTATTATTATATAAATGTGTCCATAAATAAGGACTAATTTTATAACCAACAATAATATCTAATATTTGTCGTGCTTGTTGAGATTTAACTATTTTCATATTAACTGTTGTTGGATTTTCAACTGCATGAATGATAGCATTTTTGGTAATCTCATGAAAAATTATACGTTTGGTAGATTCGATTGGTAAATCAAATATCTCGCAAATATGCCATGCTATCGCCTCTCCTTCGCGGTCATCATCACTTGCTAATATTACATTTTGTTTTGGGAATTTATTAATAATTTTTCGCATACTATCAATGTGTCCTTCCTTTTCTTTAATGAATGAAAATGTTGGTTCAAATGAGTTTTTTGTATCGATTGATTTTAATCCATTTATATTTCGTAAGTGACCTATAGAAGCAATACATGCAAAATTAGAACCTAAATAATGTTCTATTTTCGCACATTTAGACGGCGATTCTACTATAATTAAAAATTTAGCATTTAATGAAACAGATAAGTCTTTTTTTTTATATTTTTTCGGACGCATATATATTTAAGTAATAATATTTTTATTATCTTTAACAATATTATTTATAATGGTGAACAATAAAATAATTTGATATGGTATTTAGGTTTACACCTTTGGAAATGTTTTTTATTATAATTTTCACGTTTCATCGGTGGTATTATTACACACTGATAAGATAATATATGAAATGATATAAATATTATTTTTGTATATTATTTGTAATGACCAATGCTAAACATGTTAGAGTATTAGTATCAGACCGGAATTATTCCGAATGTAAGTTTGTTGATATAAATAGTAGTTCACACAATGAATTTATAAATGATATAGATATAGTACCGTATGATATGAAATTATTTAATGGTGATATAATTAATTTGAATAATTATAATAATATTACTTCAAATATAAAAAGTAAAACAACTGTATTAGCAGGGGTATTAATACTGAAAAATAATCGTTCATTTGGAAGGACAAATAACAAAAAAAGATTATTATATAAATGTATACCAGATGATAAACATTTACCTATTTTTTTACTTCCATATGAATTAAAAGTAGGATTTTCTAAGTGTTATAAAAATAAATATGTTACATTTAAATATGACTATTGGACGGATGAACATCCACGTGGTTTATTACATGAGACACTAGGAGATGTTGATAATCTTGATGTATTTTACGAATACCAATTATATTGTAAAAGTTTACATTATTCAATGGTACATTTTACGAAACAAACACGTCAAGTATTGAATGAACAAACAAATGAAGAATATATTGATGAAATAGTAAAAAATGGTAATTATCATATACATGATTATCGTGATAAATATATTTTTACAATTGACCCTAAAAGTAGTACAGATTATGATGATGGGTTTTCTATAGAAGAGTATAATATAGATAACAATCAAATTGGGTGGAAAGTGAATGTATATATATCAAATGTATTTCTTTGGTTAGAAACATTAAAATTATGGAATTCATTTACAAAAAGAGTATCAACTATATATTTACCTGACCGAAAACGACCAATGTTACCGACTATTTTATCTGATACTTTGTGTAGCTTACAAGAAAACGAAAAACGGTTCGCATTAACTATGGAAATTGTTATTAATAATGATGGAACAATAAATCAAGATATTCCAGTAGAATACAAGAATGTAATTGTTAAAGTAAAGAAGAATTATCATTATGATGATGAGAATATGTTTAATGATATTCATTTTAATAATTTATTTACTTTAAGTAAAAGAATATCAAAAACTGTAAAATCAAATCATGAGTTAGTATCTTTTTGGATGGTGTTTATGAATATGCGCATAGGTTCCATGTTAAATGAAAAGCAAGTAGGTATATTTCGTACATCTTTTATTGAAGATAAGGAATTACGAATGAATATTGATACAAAGTTAAGTGATAATGCAACTCGTGTTATACGTAATTGGAATAATGCAATCGGTCAGTATGTGCTGTATAAAGAGGATATTTCATTACAGCATGATATGATGAGTATATATAAAAGTAAAAATGATAATATAAATGCTTACATTCATATAACAAGTCCTATACGGAGACTAGTAGATTTATTAAATCAAATCCAATTTTTATGTAAACATTCTTTAGTTGATCATATCAGTCATGATGCTCAAGAATTTTATAATAAATGGTCTGGAGAATTAGAGTTTGTAAATACTTCAATGCGTTCGATTCGTAAAGTTCAAAATGAATGTGAATTATTAACCAGATGTATAAATGATGTAAATATATTAAATGCTATTCATAATGGTATTGTATTTGATAAATTAATGAAAAATGACGGGTTATATTCCTATATGGTTTATTTAGAAGATTTAAAAATGCTATCAAAAATTATAATAACTGAAAATTTAGATAACTATTCGTCACATAATTTTAAAATGTATTTATTCGAAGATGAAGATAAAGTGCAACGAAAAATAAGAATACAATTAATAATAAAATAAGTAATATAAATATTATTATCGTTAATAATATATATGATGAATAAACTAGTAGTTTTGTCGTTTGCTGTAGTGGGTATGTGTAGCGGAGTATTGTCTTATGACGCAATTCAATCACCTTTGTTTGAAAGATTTCATAAGTGGGTTGAACATTATAAGATAGAGGTCCATGATAATGAACATTTCCGTAAAATATTTATTAAATGGGAAGATAATCATAATTATATTGAAAAAATTAATGCTCAAAATTTAACTTATACATTAGACCATAATCAATTTTCAGGTATGGATTCGGATGAATTCAGTCAATATCTTGGTTATTCTAATGAAGATGGAATGCTTGGTCGTAAATTTAATCCTGATAAAATTAAAAAGACATTTGATACAACAAAATGCTTGTACAGTTGTGTGAAACATCATAAAGATGTAAGTACATTAAAGACGGTTGAATGTGTTACTGGTTGTTTAGATAGTGATACTTTAATGACTGAATCATTACCTGATAATGTTGATTGGTCAATAAAGGGAGCAGTTACCCCTGTAAAAAATCAAGGTCAATGTGGTTCTTGTTGGAGTTTTTCAACAACAGGTGCATTAGAAGGAGCATTTTATTTAAAAACAGGTACTTTAGATTCATTTTCTGAACAACAATTGGTTGACTGTGATAGTAGACAAAATAAGGAGAATAAAGGTAAAGATATGGGTTGTAATGGAGGTCTTATGGATAATGCCTTTTCTTGGATTGAAAAAAATAAGGGTCTTTGTACAGAAGATAGTTATCCATATGAATCTGGAACAAGTAAAAAAGCAGGTTCTTGTAAAACAACTTGTGATGTTGTTCCTGGTAGTGAAATTACCAGTTTTACCGATGTTACACCTAAATCCGATAATGCTATGATGGCTGCTTTGTCGCAACAACCAGTCTCTATTGCTATACAAGCTGACCAAAAAGATTTTCAACTATATAAATCCGGCATATTTACTGGTTCATGCGGTACTGGATTAGACCATGGTGTATTAGCAGTGGGGTACGGTAAGTCTTCGGATGGTATTGAATTTTATAAAGTAAAAAATTCATGGGGAACAACTTGGGGTGATAATGGTTACATTCTATTAGGTCGTGGAGATGAATTTAACAAAGGAAGTGGACAGTGTGGTATGTTACTGTCTGCTAGTTATCCAGAAGTTTAATTATTTTGAAACTAAAACAGTATTATTATATGAGTCATAAAAAAATATTATAAACTTAAGTATTATAATATTTTAATTTTTAAATTTTATTTAAATATTGTCCATATAGACATCATCTATGTTAGTTAATTTAAATTCATTTGTATTTTTATTAGCAGCAGTAGTAGCATATAGTTTTGATACCATTTCTTCGTCGTTATCCATGGTTTCTGTAAAATCAATATCATTCGTAATTGCATCTGGGGTATATGATGGACCCATATGTAAAGCCAATACATGTTTAATATTTATATTCGGTATATCAATAATTTGTTTAATATCACTATCATTGTAAATACATAGGATATCGCAATTTTTTAATACACTTTCCCAAGTACGTAAACCAATTATTACAACAGTATTAGTAGTAATAGTATTATGTCTTTTTTGTCTTCCTCTAAAACTACCTCGAATATGACCGATTAAACGGATATTTTCATTTGTATATACTTCACACATTCCATTACCAAACATTTTGGTAACACAACCAAACGTTTCACCGTCTTCTTCGGGTAATCTAAGTTTATTTTGCTGAGAAGCATTTTCATTTTTTCTAGCTAGCTTTTTATGCCCAGTTCCACCTTTTAAATTCTTTACCATTGTTAAAATTATATAAATATATATTTATTATAATATTATATTCAATTTTTTATAATTAATTGATATGGAGAATGAAAGACCTAATTGGAATGAATATTTTGCAGAAATAGCAACAGTAACTAAAAGACGTTCTCCGTGTAAACGTTTACAAGTAGGTTGTGTAATAGTAAAAGATAATCGTATTATATCACAGGGGTATAATGGATATTTACCAGGTTATCCACATGAATCGATTATGGAAAATGGACATGAAATAGGTACTATTCATGCTGAACAGAATGCTATCATTGATTGTGCAAAAAGAGGTGTAAGTTGTGACGGGGCAACTATATATATTACACATTATCCATGTTTCAATTGTATGAAATTCATGTGCGCATCTGGAATAAAAAAGATATTTTATTTAAATAATTATAATAATGACCCTAATGTTATTAAATTAGTAAATGATAATATATGTATAAAAGAGATGAGTAAGAAAACAAAAGAGAAAGTAGTTAAGGATGAAAGAGTTTAATAAATCGTTGAGTGTGAAAGTCAAGAAGTTTGTTATCTTTGGTGATGAAGAATTTGACGTTGTCTATAATA